TAACAATACCTTTGATACTATTGATAATTCTGCATTTATTGGGGGTAACAATATAGATACAATTCAAAATAGTTCAGTTAGTAATTGTATGTCTTCTTGTAGTTCAACAGAATCCTGTTCAGGGGCTACATTTGATAATAATCAAAATACTTGTACATTAAGCAGTGGAAATGGAAATATAGTTAAGTCTCAAAACCAAACGGCAATTGTAAAACAAGCTTTATATTATAGCAATCAATTACAACAAATAAACAATGAATTAACTAATGTAAATAATTCTATGATGAGTTTAGCAAATAGTAGTTCTAATAATTTCCAAAAAACTCAAAAGACTGCTGAAGAAAAGGGTAAAATATTACAACAAAATTATAATACATTAGAAGAAGAGAGAACCCAGATTGAAGAGATTATAAGACAATATGAAACTTTAAATTCTGCTTATGAAAATGGTAACATAAATGTTACGTCTAATTATTATAGTTATATTATGTATGTATTAATTGCTATATTTTTGATAATGTTATTGTTGAAATTTAGTTTAACGAGCGAACAAAAAGGAGGTGCCAAGCAAAATTTTTCAAAATCAAGTTTATTAATTTTTGTGTTATTAGGATTTATTATTATTTTTAATGCTAATATAAAAAAATAATGTATTAATATATTTTTAAATTCTATTTATATATTAATATAATGACAAGTAATCTAAATATATTTTCAATTAAGGAAACTAATAAACAACCAAATGTAAACAAAATTGCACCATCATTAAAACAGGGGAAAAAATTTAAAAAATATCAAAATAAAATTGAGCGTAGTTTAGAAAAAAATGCTGAGATTTTAAGCGGTAAAGAAGGATTTACTGATATGGAAGGTAAAAGTTTAACAAAACAAACAGACAATGTAATTAACAACAATAATTATTCAAATCAACAACAAATAATAGATAACTTAAGAAAAGAATATAAAAACACAACAAAACAATATGAAGATTTAGTCAATAAAATTTCAGGAAATTTAACAAGTTATGTTGATAGAGTGAATCCAAAAAATCAATATCTTAATAAAGTAGTTCAATTTACTACTGGTGATGTTTGTTATGTTACTTCACAAGGCATAGTTAAATATATTCCAAGCAGTGATGTTTGGAAATCAACTAATATTTCACAATCTATTCAAACAAAATTAAATATTCCATACCTTAAAGCATATTCTACTCCTGGAACACAAATTCCAACAAATCCACCATTAATTTCTGGAACAGAACTACAAACCGGACAAAGTGTCGGTAATGAAGGTTCAAATGTATTTGTAAATAAATTCTTACCATCAGACATAACTCCAAAATATATGGGTTGTTATGCTGCTAATAGTTCTAATGATAATATGACATTTATTGGTGGTTCTCCTCCTCCTTTAACTGGAGTAACAATTTTAAATGGAACATTTAGTCAACCAGTGTTAGCTAATAATAGCTATAAATATATAAATAGTGCATCAAAAGTTCCAGGTTGGTATTTTGGAAATGGTGTTTTAATTAATAATTCCTCAGCATGGAAATATCCAATGCCATATCCAGGCGGAAATCAATGTGTAAGTATTCAAAATACTAATTATATATATACACCGTTAACTTTAAATACTGGTGTAAATTATACAATAACCTTTAGTGGTTGCTCAAGAAATTGCTGTAATAATCCAAATGTTGGAAATCCTATAAATATACAATTATATACTAATTTAAATGCATTTATATCAACAATAACTACTATTACTCCGTCTGTAAATTCGTGGACAAAATATAGTTACACATTTACAGTTCCAACAACACAAAGTTATTATTTATATTTTAAAGGTAGTAATACTTCTGGTGATCAATCTACCGCTATAGCAAATGTTAGATTAAATAGTTCTACAGAAACAGGAGGTAGTTATAGCTATAATCAATGCAAGGAAGAAGCAGTTATTAATGGTTACAGATATTTTGGATTACAAAATGTTAACTTATCAAGTGGTTTAGGATATTGTGCTGTTAGTAAAAGTGAACCAGCAGTAACTGAATATGGAAATTCACAAATTCCCAGTAAATTGATTACTTTATGGTCATCAAATACATCTGGACAACCAGGTAATACTGCTACTCTCTCTAATACAGGTTCTTTACAAGTGTTTAACTCAAGTGGTCAAGCCGTTTATTCAACGCCATCTAAAAAAGCAAATCCTTCAAATTATTTAGGTTGTTATGGAGATAATTCTTCATCAAGAGCAATGACAACAGAATGGACAGATGGTTCGCAACAATATGATAGTTCTCAATGTCAAACAATAGCTCAAGAAAATAATTATCAATATTATGGATTACAAAACTCAACATCTGGAACCAACGCACAATGTTTTTTGAGTAACGATATTACACAAACTACGCAATATGGAACGGCTAGTAATTGTACACAAATATCAGACGGATCATGGAGTGGAGGTGGTTTGTCAAATGCTGTTTACAATGCTACACTTACTCAAAGCAATTATTATTTGATTGTAAAGGATAACGGTAATATGTGCGTTTATAGAGGAACCGGACCAAATGATAAACAAGGTAAAATATGGGCATCTCGTACAAGAGGCCAACAACAAACAGAAAACCCTAATATGGTTGCTACAAAAGGCAAATATGGTCAAAATTGGATGCCGAGTGGTTCAACATTATCACCAGGTGATTTTATCGGTTCAAATGACGGAAAATTGGCTTTGGTTATGCAAGATGACGGAAATTTGGTATTATATACATATGAAATGGTAACAAATTGCCAAAAAATGAGTGATGGTAATATGGGTGGTGGCATTGGTGCGAATTCAGCTTATGATATAGGAAATACAGCTGTTACCGGAAATATGGGAGCACTCGGTTATATCGACTCGGATTCGAATTTATATACTTATCCAAGCAGTAATCAGTCATACACAAATGATTATATGACTATTAACAATATGAATACTCCAGGTAATGATATTCAAGGAGCAAGCTTTAGCAATACAACGATTGAGTCGTGTCAATCAGCGTGTAATAGTAATTCTCAATGTGCCGGTTTTGTTTTCAGTGGAAACACTTGTTCGCCAAAAACAAACCAAATGTTTCCATTCAGTAATTCAGTTGAAGAAAGTTCAGGATCACAAATCTATGTTAGAGATAAAATGCCATCTTCTCCTCCACTTGGTGTTACACAAAATACTAATACTACTGATACGATAACATACCAAAATTATATTAATAAAGGACAAATTGGTAGTCAATATGGATTAGCAAATGCTAACAGTGTTCAAAAACAAGAATTAGAGAAATTACAAACAAAAATGAAATTATTATCCAATCAAATAACTGATTTAACGATTAAATTTCAAGATGGAGCATTGAAAGCAGAAAACCAAAGTCAAACAAATAGTACAGGAATAGAAGATTACCTTAAAGATATTATAACCACAAATAAAAAAATAGGTCTTGTAACTGGAGAGACAAATGGTAATATTCATAATATATTAACGGATAGTGATATAGTTGTATTACAAAAAAATTATGATTATCTATTTTGGAGTATTTTAGCAGTAGGAGCTGTATTAGTTTCAATGAATATAGTTAAGAAACAATAAAGTTTTATTTATAATAAAATATAATTAATTATCTTATTATATTTTATATAAATGTCTGAATTACCAAACGTTCAAGAAAATAATGAGCAAATACTTAATGATATTCAATCGTTACAACAAATGGAACAACAGTTATTTAGTAATTTGGAGTCTAATCCTAATTTGAGTACACAACAACAACAACAAATAATTGAAAAAATGAATCAACTTTCAAATATGCGTCTTAGTTTGTATCAAACATTGAGTGGTGTAAATAATTATTTCGAAAATGCTTTAAATACTTCTATAGGTTCACTTAAAGAACAAGTTGTAGCAATTAGTATTGTTGAAAAAGAATTAAATAGATCAAAAAAACGTCTTGAAATTTTAGAGGAAGAAAAAAATAATAAAATTCGTTTGGTAGAAATTAATACTTATTTTGGTGACAAATATGCCGAGCATTCTACGTTAATGAAAATAATTATATTTACTTTAATTCCAGTTATAATATTGGCATTTTTAAATAATAAAGGTATTTTACCAAATGCAATTTATTATGGTTTACTTGGAGTAGTTTCATTAATCGGTGGCTTTTTCTTCTGGAAACGTTTTGCTTCCATTATAATGCGTGACAACATGAACTACCAAGAATATAACTGGTATTTTGATCCTAATTCTGCTTCTACTTCTACTTCTACTTCTACAACTACAACAGATGACCCATGGGCAGGTGATTCGTCTACTACAAGTTGTGTAGGTGATGCTTGTTGTTCAACAGGATTAACATATGATGCTAGTATGAATCAATGTGTAACATCAACCTCTACAACAACATCAACTTCTACAACAACATCAACTTCTACAACAACAGAATCTTTTATAACTGAATCTATGGTGAATAATATTTTAACTAAAAAACAAATAGGCAATTATAAAGACGCTGTAAATTTAAGCCAACCTGAACCATTTAATTCCAGATAATTTAACAAGTTGAAAAATTTCTTATAATTGTATAATATAGTATTATGTCCAATCAATTTGATTTAAATAAATTAAACTCATTTTTAAATTCAGCTACACAAACAATAAGTTGTGATTCAGAATGCCAGCATAATAAAAGAGCAAAAAAACTTAAAGACAAATATTTAACGGCGAAAGAAAATTTACATTTAGCCCATCCTCAATATGAATTAGCAAAGCAGAAATATTATACTTATGTCGATGGTCAATCAGGATATGATGAAATGATTGAACAAGAATTAAACGCTAAAGCTGATTTATTTGACAAAAATTTTAAAGAAAATTATGTTGCAGAAAAGGAGAAAATACAATCGCAACTACAAACATACGATGGTCTTTTAATTAATTTTAGAAATATTGTTGATTTATACAAACAATATAAACAAGAAAATATAAAATTATTTAAAGAACTTAAAAACGAAACAAACGATGTTCTTACAAATGAAAGAAAAACTTATTATGAAGACCAAGAAAACGGTTATTTAAATATGTATTATTATTATTTTTTGCTCGTTATTTATTATATTATAGTTATTTGTTTTTTTGTATTTTCGATAATTTACCCTTCAACGATTAATTTGAAAATAAGATTATTTTTAGGCTTAATATTCGCAATACTTCCATTTATTTCTACTTGGATATTAGGAAAAATAATACAATTATTATATTGGTTATTTGATTTACTTCCAAAAAATGTATATAAATAAAATATTTCAAATAGAAAAAATATTATTTCATGTATATCTTTTATATTTGAAATATAATTATATTATTAAATTTTCAGATCTTTTGACATTTAAAATGTGTTATTTTATAAATGTCAAAATTAATAAATTTGATCTATAGCATCTTCTTCATCTTCTTCATCTCTAATAAATTCTAATCCAGTCCATCCTTTACTGATTTTGGATGAATTATATTTTTTATCCATATATTCATATAATTCTTCGCCTTTAGGCATTTTTCTTATACCTTGTTCTTGTTTAAACCAAATAGTGAATTCTTCCAACAAAGACTTTTTCTTTATAATGTGTTTTTTATTATCGGTCTTTCTAATTCTATCAGAAACAAAACCAGCAATATGATTTTGTCCATTTCTATATTTTTCAGAAGCGTTTTTCACTGTATCACAATCCTGAACGATACCGTCAGTTTCGAACGCACGTTTAACTAACATACCAACAAATACAGGAGCAAATGAGTGTAGTTTTTCACTTAATGATTTATCCTTTTTAAAAACATAAGGAGTGGTATCTTCATAATTTTCACCTTCATCTACAAATTTAGATGGAAATGTACACTTTCTAATTCTTCTCCAAGTACCGTCATCATTACTATCAATATCAAATAAATTATTAGTACCAACACATAATTTAAATTGTGGAATAAATATTTCAGACTCAGAATAAAGTCCTCTTGCTTGAATAGGATCTCCACCTGTTAATTCTTTCATAATACCCTCATTCAATTTTACACCTTTAGATGGTTCTTGCATAACAGCATATCTTACACCCTTTAGTTTTAATACTTCATCTGATGTTCCGCCAATTTTACCTCTAATATCAGTAACAAGAGTAATCGGAACAGTTCCTTTATAATCACCTAATGCAGCCGACATTAAATCAACCAAAAGTGATTTTCCATTAGAACCGCTACCATGATAAACGTGGAACGTTTGGTTTTTATTTACTCCTATTAAACAAGACGAAAGATGGTCCCACATATATCTACACAAATCTGCGATTGGAAATAATGTTTCTATAAATTTTTTAATTTCTTCTGAGGTCTTAGTCCAATCTTCATCAGCCTCGTTACAAGGAACATAATTAATTCTAGTCGTTTTTGTTATATAATCTTCAGGATAACCTTCTCTAAATACTTTATTTTCAAAATCCACAACACCATTGTTAAAACATAATAAATATTTATTAGTGTCCATATTTCTAATAAAGTTTTCATCATAAAATATTTCAGCTGCTTCACGCATAATATGATCTTTAAATGTGGTCTTTTTTAAAAGAATTTTAACAGAGTTAAGCATTCTAATTTTATCTATTAAACGGGATCTTCTTTCATCATTAGGATCATATTCATTCATTTCGGTTTCCAATTTTTCCGATTTAAAACCAAATAAATTATACATATCTTTTGAAATTTTTTCTCTTAAACTAAGACCTTTATCTGGAATCCATCTATGCCCTTTAAATTGATACCAAATACCACGTTTATCATAGCTAACACAAATATATGTATCTTTATACATGTGCTGTAATATAACCGCAAAATCATATTCAGCACTGGTTTCTAATGATTTTTCTACATAATAATCAATAGTATTTTCTCGAATTTTTTGATATTCTTCATTATTTTCTTTTTTAACCCAATACATGATTGAACGTTTTGTAACTACTTTTCCATTATTATTTGTTCTGTTAGTTTTTTTCCAAATATTATATAACTCAGGGATTGTATTATAATCAAAATCACTTGCTTTACTTCTAAGCATAACCCAAGACAAGAATAATCTATCATCTGTATTTTTTAACGCAAATGCTACTTGTATATTTTTATCATGTGAACCTGGTTCATAATAACTAGGTGGAAGAGCTTGAGTATATTCATGTGTTTCTTTAATTTCATAATCATTTTGTCCTAAATTTTTAAGCATATTATTAACTGCTTTTTCAAGTATTTCTTTATCTTTAATGTCGTTTAAAGATATGTACTCATCGCATTCATTCTCATTCTCATTCTCGATAATTAAATTCATTTTAGTTTTACTTGATGGTTTCTTAATTTTAACATTTTTATTAAGCGAACGTTTGTTATATTCTTCTATCATTTTAGGGTTCATTTCAAATCTCGGATGAGCATCATATTGAACAGATAATTTTGCAAAATCTCTTTTTAAATTAAAATCAGTTACTTTACGTTCATCCATAACAAACTCACCATCAGTGGCATCATATGTCATTATATAATGATGTGTAAATTCATAAGCCTGATTTCCTGGTTTACGAGAACCAAATAGCTGCCAATTAGTATGTCCTTTAGTAATTCCTTCATCCAATACAGATTCCCAAGTATTAATTAAAGGCAAATCACAATAATCAGGTAAAGTTGTAATCATTTTCTCACGAATCATGGTTTGAATAATATGATCTACTTGAATTCCGATTATCATATGAATACCATCTTTTGTTAATGATCCATCTGCTAACCTATTTACATTTGGTTTTTCAAAAATATATACCGAAAACGTTTTTTCTTCTTCAAAAACAAAATATTCCTTAAGTTCATTCAAATATACACAAATCATATCTCTCACGTGATCCCTTGTATGTAATCTTTCAGTAACGCTATTGTTATATCTAAAATCAAAATCAACAGCCATAGGACATCCACTTTCTAATTGTTTTTCAGTTAAATATTCTTTATATTTTTTTTCAAAAATATGATTATAATACAAGTTATAAAACACATCTCTTTCTTCCTTTGGAATAATATAAGATCCTGCATATATATTAAGTTCTTTATCTGGTATTCTAGTATGTGAAATATTTAATGTAGAACCTGTTTTATTTGTAATATTCTTAGCACTATGCTTTGCTAAAAACTCATTTAAATCTTTAAATTGAGAGGATGTTGACATAGTGATATTCATTATTGATATAATATATCGAGATTTTTCTATTTCATTTTTTTTTATTATTCAATTTATAAATTTTAACATTGTATATATTTTAACTTAAACAAAATTTTGTTATACAAAATTGATTTAAAAATAATTTTACAATTTATATATGCAATCGTTAATTACAAAAGATAGTATGAATCGTTTAATTAAGGATATTAGGCATATAATTAAAAATCCTTTAACTGAACAAGGTATTTATTATGTACATGATGATTCTGATATGTTGAAAGGATATGCTATGATTGTTGGTCCAGAAGAAACACCATATTTTGGCGGATTTTATTTTTTTGAAATTGATTATCCTTCTGATTATCCACATAAACCTCCGAATGTTAAGTATTGTACTAACGGTAATCAAATACGCTTTAACCCTAATTTATACACATGTGGTAAGGTTTGTATTTCACTACTCAATACATGGAGAGGTGATCAATGGACGTCTTGTCAAAGTATTTCAACAGTTCTCTTGACATTGTGTAGTTTATTATGTAAAGATCCGCTTTTAAACGAACCTGGTGTTACTAATATACATAGTGATATGAAAAATTACAATGAAATTATTGAATATTCTAATCTCAACATTGCTATTTGTGATATTGTTATGAAAAAAACAAATACATACAAACCATTTTTTGATATTTTTTATTCTTATGTAAAAGAAAACTTTAACAAAAATTACAACAAACTACTTGAATTCGCTAAAAAAAAGATGGAAGATAGCAATCTTGAAAACACCATTTTAAGAACTGGCTTTTATAATATGAATGTTACCATTGATTATGCTAATATTATAGTTAAATTAAATGAATCTAAAAAGTTGACTTAATTTTATAATCTTAAGGAATTTCTTAATAAATTAAAAAATTGAAATAATTATATAAATATAAATTGTTTACATTATATAAATATGCACTTCTGTACTCAATGCTCAAATATGTATTATATCCGTATTAATGCGGACGATCCTAATAAATTAGTTTATTATTGTCGTAAGTGTGGTCATGAAGATTCTTTGTTAGCGAGTGAAAATGTTTGCGTATCTAAAACACAAATTAAGAAGTCAGAACAATCATTTAATCATATTATAAATAAATATACAAAATATGACCCTACTTTACCGCGTGTTAATAATATACTTTGTCCTAATTCTGATTGCCCAACTAATAAAGACGGAAAAGATAGAGAAATTATTTACATTAGATATGATGACATTAATATGAAATATGTATATTTATGTTCAGAATGTGAAACTGTTTGGCAAATTAAAGAACATTCATAAATAATATTTATATAAATTTCTTTTTTTAAAAGAAAATTGAAATAATTATATTAAAAGTATCTTTAGTTAATATAGTAATAATGAGTGACAACGAAAGTGATTATTATTCTGATTCTGTTGAGAGTAACGAAGAGATACTTAATGTAACTAATAATAAACCTGCAGTACCTGTCATAAATTCTGCCAAAAAATTTGGAAATTACGTTGAAGATGAATCTGAAGCTGATGATTCTGAACCAGATGATGCTGATATAGAAGAAGATGATGAAGAAAATATTGGTATAGAAGATAACCAATATGACGAAGACGAAGACTCTATTAAAAATGTTGATGATGCTGATCCAGAAGATGATGATGCTGATGATTCTGATCCAGAAGATGATAATGATGATTATCATATTGATGAGGATTATTCTGAAAAACAATTATCTAAAACTATTAAACCTAAAAAAACTAGACAGATAATCATTGAAGATGATGATAATGATGATGATGAAAATGAAGAAAATTATTTACAAAAATTTGATAATGAAATAAATAAAAACTATATTATGGAATTTCATTCTGAATGTTTAAATCATAATAGCGATGAAGTTTCTAAGTTATCAAGAGTAATTCGTGATGAAAATAACATTGTAATTGATCCATTACACAGAACAATACCACATTTAACTAAATATGAAAAGGCAAGGGTTTTAGGTCAACGCGCAAAACAAATTGAAACAGGTTCAAAACCTTTTGTTAAAGTAAGTGAAAATATTATTGATAGTTATATTATTGCTGAACTAGAACTTAGAGAAAAAAAAATCCCTTTTATTATTAAGAGACCAATTCCAGGTGGCGCGTTTGAATATTGGAATCTTAGAGATTTGGAAATTATTAATTTTTAGAAAAACGAAAACTATTTTATTTTATAATAGAAAATACTTAAATATAATAAAATAAAATTTATAATGATTAAAACACAATCAACAACTGTTGTAGAATATATATGGATTGGGGGTAAAAATGAAATTAGGTCTAAAGCCAGAGTTTTTAATTCTTTTTTGCCGTTTGATATAACTGCTATATCGGATTGGAACTACGATGGCTCTTCAACTTGGCAAGCTGATAGCAATGTAGATACCGAAATTATATTAAAACCGTGTGCTTTATTTAAAGACCCATTCAGAGTTATTGAAGATACTATTTGCTATCTTGTATTATGTGATACATATAAGTCTAACGGGGAACCTACAGAAACAAATCGTAGACATAAAGCTAATATTTTATTTGATGCTTTGACTGAAGAAAAACCTTTGTTTGGTTTAGAACAGGAATATTTTTTTACATCATATCAATGCGATAATAAAAACACATTTCTTAATAAAAATTCTGAAGGCTATCATTATTGCGGAATCGCACAAAATATAAATCAAAGAATTATTGTTGAAAAACATCTACAAATGTGTATTGAAGCTGGTATTCAAATTTCAGGAATTAATGCCGAAGTAGTAAATGATCAATGGGAATTTCAAATTGGTCCTTGTGAAGGAATTCAAGCTGGCGATCATTTAATTATAGCGCGTTATATATTAGAAAGATTAGCTCAACAAATTGAATGTTATATTAACTATAATCCTAAAATAAAATCTGACGAAAATGGGTCTGGATGTCATATAAACTTTAGCACTTTTAGTTCTCGTTGTGAAAATGGAATTGAATTTATCAATAAATATATTGAAAGATTAGAGAAAAAACACGAAGAGCATATTTCTGTTTATGGTGAAAATAATCATTTAAGATTATCAGGAATACACGAAACATCTAGTATTAATAAATTTAGTTGGGGAATAGGAACTCGTAATACATCTATTAGAATTCCTAATCAGACTTTTAAAAATAAATGTGGATATTTTGAAGATAGAAGACCAGCTTCTAATATAGATCCTTATTTAGCAACATCTACTTTATTTAAAAGTTGTTGTTTGAATGAAGATTTTTAAGTTAATAAAAAATGAAATAAATTATTATATTACTATATTACTATTTTTTTTTCATTTATAATTTGTACACAACCTGAATATTGAGTTTTTTCAATATTCTTGACTTGTGTATAAACAAATTCTATATTTGTTAAACTTTTCAATTTATTTGTATATTTTTTACATAGTATTGCGCCTGCTTTAATTATATATTTTATCTCCTTACGTGTTATATCTTTTGGTATAATAGCAACTACATGACAAGATGATATTTTATTCGCATGAAACCACAAATCATCAGGCTCACAATTGTTAATTATATCAAAATTTTCATTTTTATGTTGACCAATATAAAATGTTATTTCACGATTTAATCCTTGTAGAAATAAATGTTCTATTTTCATTATTTAAATTTATATATAATTTAAATAATAAATTTAATACTCAATTTTAATTAAAACAATAGTAAAATATATTAAAAATAAAAATACAATAGATTTAATGAGTGATTTAAATTTAACAAATAAAATAAGTGACACTATAACAAATATATTTAAAAAAATAGAAAATACAAAATTTTATATTAGTTCATTTACTATAGTTTCATCAATTATAGGGTTAACAGGCATTTATATAAATTATCGTAATCTATATAAAATTAAAACATTAGAAAAACAAATAAAATGTAGTGAAAATGTTTTAAAATATAACATTGAAATTAATCGGAAACAATATCAAATGATATATAATAAGCTCATAGAACAATTAAAAAATGAATTACAACTTTCAAGAAATTTTTTAGAACAAAATGTAAAATTCCAATATTCAAAACCAGAAACATTATCAAGTACAAAAATACCATTTTCACCAATTAAATTTGTTTTACCGTCTGAAAAAAAATGTTTGAGTAATCCTGTTAGTGATACTAATAATAGTAATAATAATAATAATAATGATGATGATGATTACGATGAATTAGAAAATGAATGTTACGATTCTATTCCTATGAATAACTTAAAGAAAAATATAGGGCTTAATTGGTTTTTTAAATAATATAAATATAAAAATATATAAAATTTTTGTTATATTAATATTAAATGAAAATTGCTTTATGTTTTATAATTAATTATCAACATATTTTAAATAAGGAAGATATTTGGAAAGAATGGATTGAAGAAAATAAAGATATCATCAACGTTTATTTTTTCTATAAAGATTTAAGAAAAATCAAATCACAATGGATTAAAGAACATGCTATACCTCCTAATTATATTTTTGAAACAAGTTATTATCATGTTATACCAGCTTATTTATCAATATTAAATTTTACTTTTAACCATGATGAACAAAATAAATGGTTTTGTATGCTAACAGATTCTTGTTGTCCTATTATCTCCCCAAAACGTTTCAGGTATTTATTTTATAACTATTATAATAAAAGTTTATTTTCTTGGAAAAAAGCATGGTGGAACCCTGGTTTTCATAAAAGAGCTAATTTAGCTAAATTATCGAAAGATTTATGGTTAGCGAATGACCCTTGGTTTGTATTAACTAGAGAGAATGTAAAACAAGTATTTCATTTTGTATCCACTCAAAAAAAAATAACAAAAACAATTTGTGATGGAGGATTGGCTAACGAATCATTATTTGCTATCATATTTAATTTTTATAAGGAGTTAGAAGAAACTAATAAATCTCATATTATTTGTTCAATATCTCATTTGGCTGATTGGAAAAGAATGAGTAGTGCTACTAGTCCACATCTATTTAAAAACGCTGACGAAGAAGATATAAAATTTATTGATACAGAATTGGAGAGAAATTTTCATGCAATGTTTATAAGAAAGGTTGCGCCAGAGTTTCCTGATGAAATATTGAGACAATATATTTTTAAAGATGATGATAACTTAGTAATAGTTGAACCATATGAGTTCATGTATAATAAATATCAAGTGATAATAAAAAATAGTTTATATGTTTTAGCGTGTGTTATGGTTTTATATATTTTCTATCTAATATTATTGTAAAATAATATAAAAAATTTTGTTGTTATTATATTAATGAGTACAGAAGAATTGCTTTCGGAAATTCAAATGCTGAGAGAGGAAAATGAAAAGCTAAAAAAGCAATTAGAAAATTATAATAATTCAAGAAAATCTTATTATGAAAAAAATAAAGATTATGTAAAGGAAAAAGCAAAAGAAGGACTCAAAAAATTAGCTGAAGAAAATCCTGAAAAATTAAAAGAATATAGAAGAAAGGCGTATTTAAAACAAAAAGAAAAAAAGAAACAAATAGAAATATTAAATAATTAGAAATAACTATTTAAAACTAAATTCTTTAGTAATAATATAAGAATGATAAGACTTAAGTATGACTACAATATGTTGAAAAGCATATGTGATGAAGGTGGTGTAAAATTGTTAGAAGATTATAGTAATAAATATATTACTCGTGATACTAGGATAATCGCAAAATGTATTATGTGTGAAAATAGTTTCAATAAAAGCTTGAATAAAATACATAAGCAACGTAATTTTGGTTGTGATAATTGTGCTAAAAAAATAAAATTTAATAGGATTAAAAATACTATGGTAGAAAAATATGGTGTTGAATATGCGGCACAAAATGAAAATTGTATGAATAAAATGAAAGAAACTATGTTAAAAAAATATGGAGTAGAATATGCTAACCAAAGCGAAGAAGTAAAAGAAAAAATAAAAAATACTAACCTTGAAAAATACGGTTGTGAATATGGATTACAAAGCGAAGAAGTAAAAGAAAAGCGAAAAATAACTAATTTAGAAAAATATGGTTATGAAAACCCTTTACAATGTAAAGAAGTAAAAGAAAAATGTAAATCTACTTGTTTAAAAAAATATGGTGTAGAATATGTTTCACAAAATCAAGAAATTTATGAAAAACAAAATAAAAACTCTTATTATTTGAAAGATTATATATTTCCGTCTGGAAATATAATTAAAATACAAGGGTATGAGAATTTTGCTCTAGATGAATTAATTAAAAATAATATTAATGAAAAAAATATTATTACTGGTTCTAAAAATGTTCCAGAAATCTGGTATATAGATACTAATGGAAAAAAACATAGACATTTTGTTGATATTTACTTACCAACTATAAATAAATGTATAGAAATTAAATCTACATGGACTTTAAAAAAACAAAAAAATGTAGTTTTGCTAAAACAGCAAGCAGCTAAAACACAAAATTATTTATATGAAATTTGGGTCTATGATAATAAAGGTAATAAAGTAGAATTTTATAATTAACATTTCCATCTATTTCCACACGTCAGACAATTTACATAACAAGTCATCGGTTCGTCAGCTGACCTCGTTTGCATTTGATAATATGTGCATTTGTTATTTTTACACTTACGACAAGTAAATGTGTCAGTCGCAGCAGCCATATTATTTTCAAATTTATTAGCATCACGCTTAGATTTAATTTCAATCATTTCAGCCCATATCTCATGATTAAGCTCTTGATGTGTCATAAATGCTAATTTATGTGATTGTATAGAACCATTATTTATTTCTTCAATCCATTTAGCATTCAAATTTGTTAAAATACTTTTTAAATGATTAAGATATATTTGAACGAAGAATTTATTGTCCCATTTTTTAACAATTTTTCTATTATCAGCTTCTTTTAAAGCATAATTATAAATTCCTTTTTCCAAATTTAAACTGGCATTTTCATTATTTAACTTTTTATCAAGGTGTTTCCTAATATTAGCTCTAAAATTATCAGATTTTTCAATTATTCGCAGTGACATTTTTATTGATTTATATATTATTTTATATTTAAATCAATATCAATTTTATTTTATTTACTAACATTATTATCGTCATAGTCGTATGATTCTTCTGATAATACTGAACACAATTCTTCAATAACCATACTTTCATCTTGTTCTGATGATTCTTTATCACATTCATCTTCGTTATCACAATAATTCGAATCACTTTCTGAATCTAAAGATGATAATTCTTCAGTATCACTACTATCTACAACAAAACCATCTTTTAAATACCCATGTTTAGTTTTCTTTTCTTTCGGAACATTTGCTAATTCATCTTCTTCTTCCTCATCTTCCTTTGCAGTTGCACCTAAATCTTCAAAACCTCCGAACAATTTTTCATAAATTTTATTCCAAAGTGGTAAAGTTAAATTATAATAACTTTTACTTCCATCGTCTTGTTTAACCTTAGCTACAATAGCACAACTACCATAAAATAACTTCGTATCAATTGGAGGGGGGAAATCATATTTATTCTCAGAATTAGCTCTTCCATCTGCTTTACCAAATACTTGTATAAAATACCTCTTTCCGTCATACTTAATATTATTCCATTCAGTTTGTTTATTAAAATTTTCTGCTTTTTTAAAACCACATTTTTTATACAGATCATCTTGTTTAAAATCTTTGATCGAAAGAATTTTTAATGTTCCCAATCTTTCCACAATAATAATATCCAATGGATGTGTCATTGATTATTATATTACCAAATAGGTTTAAATAGTTTCTATATAATAATAATAAAATGAAGATATATATTAACAATTTAAACTTAGATATTATAGATGAAATATCAGAATTATTTAAAGAAAATTTTATAAAAACTGATAATTATATTGAATTATATACAAATGAAGGTGTATATCGTATTGAAGATAAATCAATATATTTTTTAGACATAAATGATAAGGACATTCAACAATTTGAAAAATATTATAATAATTTTACACTTATAGTAGATATGTCATTTTATAATAAAAAAATAACTTCAAGTATTCACGGAGAACCACATATATCATTTCAAATTACTGAAAAACATTATAAATTAAATAATTCATCATCTGTTTCATTAGTTATTAAATATAATTTAGATAAAACAAAACTAATACCGAGTGATATATATTTTGAATCACAGAAAGATATTAATATTAATGATATATTTATTAAAAAAGAAATAATTGAGTTTTTATCGGTTCTAAACTAATATCATAATATATTATGTTATTTTGGACTATTCAAATTACTGTAATATCAATTGTATTAATATTTTTGGTTCATCATTTAATTAATTTTTTTAAATCTACACTTACTGTTCCAAAAATAAAAGATTTAGTAAATACTCCAACTCAGAAATATGAAAATATGTATAATATAATAAATAATCAAAACAATAATAAAAATACACATAAAGAACCTAATTTAGACAATGAATATTCATTAATTGATTTATTGCCAAAACCAGAAACAAATATGAAAAGTGAATTAAAAAGTTTTTTAAAATCCCAACTTAATAATTCAAAAACTAATGAAACTGTTATTTCAAATTTAGATTCTATGTCAAATGTTAATACATATTCCAATTATTAAATGATATAAAGATAATTTATATATATTATTAAATGTTAACGCAAGACGAAAAATCAGACATATTAAGTCAATTTCCTAATATGAAACTTTCTTATGAAAAAATTCAACATAAGAAGGTTTATAATTTTGATTTATTATTAGGTATCCCTAATGGTAAAAAATGTTTTGCTTGGTTTACAACATTTAAAAACAATATGGTATGTATTTTACTTGAACTTGATAATAAAAATAAAAGGGAATTTAAAAATGTAAGAATTATTAATTCTTGTTTTTCAACTTCATTATGTTATGGTACCATATTATTTGGCACTCTATTTTATCATATGAACAATCCATTTTTTTCTATAGAAGATATTCATTCATATAAAGGAAAAGACATGCTTAATTATAATTTTAAATATAAAATTAATAAAATATCTACTGTTTTAAAAAATGATATAAAACAAGTATCATATAATAATAGTTTTGTAATATTTGGATTACCCTTAATCTCAAGGTCTAATGAAGAATTTGATAAAAGTTTACTAGATATTAGTTATAAATTACATTCACTTAAATATATTAAAAATAATTCGATTTATAAATTATCAATTGATGATTTTAAATCTGATGTAAGTGAATGTTTTAAAGAACCTGTAAAACAACCCGTAAAAGAGTATATAAAAGAACCCGTAAAAGAAAAAAGAGTTATATCAAAACAAGATAAAATATTTATATGTAAACCAGATATTCAAAATGATATATATCATTTATACACATTAAATAATGATTATATTGGTTTAGCTGCTATACCTGATTATAAAACTAGCGTAATGATGAATAAATTATTTAGAATTATTAAAGAAAATAATGATTTAGATGCGTTAGAAGAGAGTGATAATGAAGAGGAATTTGAAAATTCTAATGTAGATAAATTTGTTCATCTAGATAAATCACATAAAATGATTTGTAATTTTAATAATAAATTCAAGAAATGGGTCCCAATTAAAATAACCGAATAATATATATGTCAGCTGGTTCAGGAGCATCCAATTTAGGTTATGGTAATATAAATCCATATAATACTAGTCCTTATGTAAATGGAACTAGTTCAAATTATTCAGGAAATTTTAGTATTAATGAAATTTCTGGAACACCTCCCGGTCCCCTTCCTGGTTTAGCAGGAGCAAAGTCTAATGTTGATGCTGCGATGGGAATAGTCCCAGGCATTTGTATCCAGAAAGGAGGAGCTAAAAAAATTAAAAGAAAAATAAAAAATATCACTAAACAATATAAGAGAATGAAAGCCGGAAGTAAAAAAATAAAAACACTCAAACGTAAACTCCAAAGTAGAGCTGCGTCTAGAACTTTGGCTAGACAATTAGCAGGAAAAAGACGCTCACGTAGACATAATACTAGAAGACATAGTAAAAGACATCGTAAACAACGTGGTGGATATTCTCAATATATGAATAATATGCCATACGCTCCACCTTACCAAGTAGCAGGTATTAATTTGCCTGATAGTCAATTAGCTTTAGCAAATCCACCAACATACGTTAAGCTTTCAAATGAAACTAGTTGCGTTGACAATTATAACCATTATACAAACCAGGGTTTTCCTAGCAAAGGTCATTAAATATAATAGTATTTTTTTTGTTAATATTATATTTATTTAATTTTTAGATAACAAACATCATCAGAAATTTTATTGGTCTTTTTAGAAGCTGGTTCTGGTTCATCATTATCATCTTCTGATTCAGATTCATTTGTAATACTTTTTTCTGTTGAACTATTACTTTTAACCGAAATAGATTTCTTTTTAATTGATTTACATTCTCTCGAACATTTTGAATTAGGAGTATAAACTACAGTCCATTTAGATAAATCTGTTGTATATTCTGTACTAATTGTATAAATAATTTTATAATTCTCTTTTTTATAAAATGTTTTACGTTTTCGCCATTGATTCTTAAATAAATCATGACTATCTACTATATCCACCACAATTGGGTTACTATGTTTCTCTCTAAGAATGCGACCAACACTTTGTTCTATATCTGTTTTTGGTGTTGCCATGATTAATGTAGTCAATGTTTTTATGTCCAAAGCCTCTGCAGCCATAGCATAAGTAGCTATAACAACTTTCTTCGTTTCTGTTTCTTTTAAAGCTGATTCTTTCATTCCACCTATATAATATCCGACAGTTGCTATATTTCTATGACTAACAGCATCATGTAAATATTTAAGCAAATTTTTATTATGCGCAAGTATCATTATTTGTTGTTCTGAGTTTTCCTTTAACATGTCCGAGAGAACCTTTAAAATAAATTCACTTCTTCTATTATATTCACATAGTTTTGATATCATACTACTATATTGTGGCTTACCTCTATAATCTAATTTTACTTCATTAAAGTCATCATCATCAACATAATATTCAATAGCTCTAACTGTTACAGCTCTATCATTATCCCTCTTAGATTTATAAATTACATCACCCAAAAACATTTTAAATACCGGAGTAGTTCCATCTTTACGATTCATAGTTGCTGATAAACCAAGCATATATTTTGTCACAAGTTTGAATAAGGAATTTGAAAATACTTCACTAGATATATGATGTACTTCATCAATAATAGTAAAACCAAAACTATCAAATACTGATGATGGATAGTCTTTCATCGATAAACTTTGTAACATTGCAATAACAATATCTTTATCATCTATATCAATTATAGGTCCTTGAATTTTTCCTACTCTTGCTGCTGGTAAAAATTGTTGGATTCTCTCAATCCACTGATTCATTAAAAACTCTTTATGAACTATAACTATTGTTTTTTTCTTTAATTGAGTTATTATATTTAAAGATGCTGATGTTTTACCCCAGGCACAATATAATTCTAACAGACCACCGCCATATTTAACATCTAAACAGTGTTTTATAAATTTATTTACTACTGGTTCTTGATAATCACGAAGTTGTCCGTTAAATTCTAAATTTATATTAACACCTTCTGAAATTTTATATTCTTTTGGTTGACCAAAATTGTTAACACCATAATAATGAGGAACATAGAATTTATTAGGTGATTCCCTATACGCAGGAAATGTTTTTGTATCATTTAAAGGGGAACCCATAACAAATGGTTTTATCATTAAATCATTTCTTATTTTTACTTGTTTTTCAATGCTCAATTCACTTTTATTTATTGTATATCCTTTTTGTCCAAGATAGGTATTCATACTTATATTATTTAGAATATTGTTTTTATGTTGTTTTTCACTTTTCTTAAAGGTGGAAAAAATAAAATCTATAAATATGATATATGGATAGTTTTAAAGATCTTTTTAAAAAAGAGTATACCGGTGAATTTATTTTAATTGTCTTGATAATTATTTATTTAATATTGGGATTAAAAACACCAGAAATAATTGCTGTTATGGTTGATAATGTTATTGGTAAAGTTGCTATTATTTTAATCGTTTTATATCTTTTCTTACATGCTAATCCTATTTTAGCGGTATTGGCTGCTTTAGTTGCTTTTGATTTAATGCGTCGTTCAAATGATGCCACTGGTTTAGGAGCGCTTTCTGCTTATGCGCCATCTGAAAAGAAAAAAATGTCACAATTTACAGCTCATAACCAATTCCCATACACTTTAGAACAGGAAGTTGTCGCTAAAATGGCCCCAATAGTGCGTTCTGGCTCATCATTAAACCCTCCTTCTTATAAACCATTACTTGAAAATTTATATGATGCTTCACCTGTAAATAGTTCTAACTAAATAAAATAATAAATTACATAATCTAAATTAAATTTATTATTTAAGTTAATTTTGGTAGCTCACCGTCTGTTGTTAAATACTTATAAAATATACTTATACCATAAAATATTATTATTAACAATAAACAACCTATAATTATAATAATTATTGATTTAAAAATAGGACTTTCAAATATATTGGAAAAATCAAAAGATGTTGAGTTTTTATCATATTCTACACTGGTTTCTTCTTCTGATGAACCTGTTGGTTGGCACGAAATATAAATTCCATCACCCAATTGAAGACCAGATATTGGACCTTTAGAATTATAAAATAAATCTCCACCCGGTGTTGCGATTGGAAATGCTTGTATTATTTGCTGTAATGTTGTTATTGTTGTTGAACTTAATGGAATTGCTTCAAGTTCACCATAAACAATCCAATTCGCATTTACTCCAGAGTATTCTCCAGTATAAACAAAAAAGGGTTTTCTAGGAACTATTTGTTGTAAACTAAAATTCATATTTAAATTTGTAGAGTCGCCTTCGCTTGGGGCATTTGATGCTACTTTATTTATTATATCTGTTATTATTTGTGATGCTGACGATGACTCACTTGATGATGTAAATGGTATACATACTTTTAGTGGTATTCCTCCACTTTGAGGAGTATGTGATATTATAATCTCTCCAGGCATTGAAACATTATTAAATGTATGAATTGAAGGTGAAACAATATTAATATTTTCAACAATATATTTTTCGCTATTGTAAACAACAGGAGGAACACTTGTTGAGTCATATGTTAAATTTATTAAAACACCATTATTTTTAGCAGTTGAACTGCTTTCTGAATATTTAAAAGCATATGAACATTTATTATCACATTTACCTTTTACATTTGTGGATGATATATTTATATTTTCACTACTCATTAATATAAGTATATAAATAAAATATTAATTTATTTATATAGAATGAAATTAACTAAAGGTAAAATATCCAAATTATATAATAAAAAAAGACAAAGTTTAAAAAAACCTAAGAAGCATAAAACATCTTACAAAAATAAAACATTTAGAAATAACAGAAAAGTTAATTTAGCAAGAAAATCATTAAAAAGATTACATCGTAAAAAATATAGAGGTGGTAATACTTCTAAAGATGATACTAAAGAGTTTAAAACTAAAACAAATAATGATGGTATTCAGGATATTCCTATTCAATCAACTGAAAATACATCTAATGCTAAAAATTCTGAAGAACATGTTTTAAAATCAATTAATGATTCAAGTAAAGATGTTCAAGATACTCCAATTAATCCAACTGATGAAGAACAAAAAGTTGATGAAGAACCATCTTATAAAGAACAACAACAAACAGTTGATGAAGAAGAAAAACCTGATGATGAAGAACAAAAAGTTGGTGAAGAACAAAAGATTGATGAAGAAGAACAAAAACAAACTGATGAAGAACAAAAACAAACTGGTGAAGAACAAAAAGTTGGTGAAGAACAAAAGATTGATGAAGAAGAACAAAAACAAACTGGTGAAGAACAACCAACTGATGAAGAAGAAAAGGTTGGTGAACAACAACCAACCAGTGAAGAACAACCAACTGGTGAAGAACAAAAACAAACTGGTGAAGAAGAAAAATCCGGTGAAGAAGAAAAGGTTGGTGAAGAACAACCAACTGGTGAAGAACAAAAACAACCTGGTGAAGAAGAAAAGGTTGGTGAAGAACAACCAACTGGTGAAGAACAACCAACTGGTGAAGAACAACCAACTGGTGAAGAACAACCAACTGGTGAAGAACAA